CAATCATTCTTATGTAGATTGGTTCTCCAGAAGACTGACCCCATACCATCACTTTCCAGTCAACGCAAATAGAAGTTGACGTTGATCCATACTTGACGTATAAGTCTTTTCTGACTCCCCATCCTGGATCCCACTGAGAACTTCCGTTATTAGAAAAAGCGTGGTAGTCCCAAGAACCAATTGATATTGATGGGGTTGCTGGATAGTCCCAGAAGGTGTAGTCACCCTGACCAAAAGTAACTGTTCCATTTGGACTTACATAAACGTTACCATTATATACAGTGCCACCAAATTCTAGTGGAGTATTTAGATTCATCAAGAATGCCTGATCACCACCATTAACTTGATAGGTGTCGCACACCGCAGTCGTAGATGCTTTAGCAGCTGCTGGCCAAAGTAATGATACAGAAATTATGGCTACGGCTACCACAAAATATAGGGTTTTTTTAATTGTTTCTCCTTGTTAGTAGGGGTTGGTTCTAACAAGACTATTATAACATTTTATTTTTTAGTCAAATAAACTAAGTAGTTTTTCTTTTGTTGCAACCCCAGTGTGTCTTTTAATTTCTACTCCATCTTTTAATGCAATAAAAGTTGGAACGCCTCTAACTCCATATTCAACAGCTTCATCAAAATCATCGCTCACATCAATCTTATTATAATTAATATCTAGATTTGAGGATACAAGCATTGCAATTGGGACTTCCATTTGCTTGCAAGGCTGACACCATGTTGCTGTAAAGTGTAATAGCTGTTTCATTACTTTGCTCTCTTGTCTGGAATCTTGATCTCACAGTAGTCTGTTGTACAGTATGATTCTCCAAGTGCTTCTAGATTGTCTACCCCGTCATAAATTGCAGAGAAGTCAATCTTAGCAATACGACCAATGTAGTAGTCATAATCTTCCTCAGTAATCTCTGTGTACGGTTGCTGAGGGTATACCTTGTTTCCCATTGGCAAGAAAGATACTGCCTTGAGCTTGCCCTCATACATATTAAGAACAGACGCTACGTGCTGTCTTTCTGTTTCCTTATCAAATGACAGGGTAACTGATACTCCGTTGTCTGACCAATACTCTTGAGCAGTTGCAGCAAGAGACATCTTTTCAAATAACGATACCTGCTTCTCGCTACGCTTCTGCCCAGACTTAATTGGGAAGTATACAACTGTAGTGTTTGCTGACACTAGATCATCTTCACACTTGTATCCAGCTGCCTTAAATAGGTGTAGCATTGGGTCTGTGTTTCCAAAACGAATGGCACGTAGGTAGAAGGCTCCACCTGGTCCCCAGTGAACTCCAGGTGTTGCACCTGACAACAATGATACTGATCCAGATGGCTTTACGGTAGTCACACGAATTGATTCACGAACACATAGCCACTCAGAATACTTCTTGTCATAGAAACGGATCTTGTTGTATCCCTCATCCATCCAGTTGCGAACAGTTGGAAGACCATTCTCATCCGCAAAGGATGCAATGCCAGTTAGGGATGTTCCAATTCTACGATTTCTTTGCATGATACCGTTGGTCTGTTGCCAGTGAGTTGGCAACAAAGTAACAGTCTTACCATATAGATAAGCAAACTTCAGAGTCCGTAGGAAGTCTTCCTTGGACTCGTGACGATTTAAATGTACTTCAACTAGGGTGCAGAGCTCATAGGACTCTAGTGGCTGTTCTGCACACGGATTAAAGCCTACTACACGGTAGTCTGCACCGTCTGGTTGGTCTGCCAAACGTCCATAGTTACGAGCAACATCTAGCCAAATAAATCCTGGTTCTCCGTTATCTACAATACGATCTACATATTTTGAGTAATCCATACCAACTGTAGCAGAGATAGAGTTATTACTCATCCATGCCCATCCTGGATTGTTTGGATCATAGCTGTTACGCTCTGGGAAAGCTTCTGCATTCTTTAAGTTTAAGAAGTCATCATCTCCCTCTACCCCCAAAGCCAGTGTGGCAGAACGACGAACGTTTCCAGAAACAACACAGGTTCCAATAAGATTAATAATATCTACAATTGCACGAGAGTCTAGAGTTTCTCCAGCACGTCCTCCAATTACTTTGCTAATTTGTTCGTGGAGCTGCTTTAGTGGTGCTGGTCCAGAAGCAGTTCCTCCAAAGCCCTTAATTGGTGCACCCAATGGTCTAATGAGGGAGTAGTCTAGCTCCTGTCTGTTTTGGTTTGGTCTCAAGAATGAATTAATAAGTAGCCTTGTTGCTTCTACCCAGCCTTCACGAGTGTCTGGAATCTCGTAGACTACTTTTGGCTCAATGGGTGTGTGAATTGGAAACGCCTTGTCTTGTCCCAGGGTATCGAAACCAACACCAATACCAAGCATTAGAGCATCCATTACCCAAGCAAACAAAGCACCTGGATCATTCTTGTCTAGATCTTTTGTAGATACTACAGCACAGTTTTGTAGTGCAGCTGAGTTACGCTTTTCCATTGTGAGCGGTGTTCCAAATGTCCACATACCACGTCCTGGAGGAGTCCACTTTAGATTAAACATACGGTCGAAGGCCTCTTGTGCCGACTTCTGAGCCTTGTAATCATTCCATGGAAGACGATTGTCCTTGGCATGATTTTTTTGGACAGAATACATGCCCTCAATAACTCTCCTACAAACTTCATACCAGCGTTCTTTAGTTCCATCTTCTTTGATGCGAGAATAAGTTCTGGCAAAAGTAATTTCTCCAATGGAGTTTTCTCCTGCGTCTCTGAAACCAAATGGTGCCTCTACAGCAGTGTATTTTTCAACAAAATCTACTGGAAGTCTAAAAGAGAAAAAGTCGGACATAAAAGTGTTGCCTTTCGATAGTTGGATTAGAGATCAATTATAGCACAGTGTTTTTAAAAATACAAAACACTACCTAAAGCTTTGGTTGAGAGTTTTGTAATATAGAAAAGGGGAAGGGTTTTGGCCCCTCCCCTTTACTACACATGGTTAATTACTTTAGAGCAACTCGCTTGCTCTTCTTAACCTTTTTGTTGAACTTCTTGGCTACAGAATTGTAGTCAGCCTTTAGAGCTGCAATCTGTGCTGTTAGAACTGCAACCTGACCAGCAAGATCTGCAACAGAGATGTTTGAAACAACCTCAGTTGCTGGCTTTGCCAGACCTGCTACAGCAGATGCGGTGATTGTGTTAGCAACTACAGTTGTACCTGCAGTGGCTGGAGCAATTAGAGTTGCCTCGTAACGCTTGTCAGTTGCATCGTATGAGAATGCACCAATTGTACCACGAATTACTGCGGAAGAAATGCTGGCGTTAGTTACAGCATTACCAAACACGTCAGTTACAGTTGCAGTTAGTTCTACTGCAGCACCAAGGTTAGCAACAGATGGAGCAACAACAGCTAGGTTGTACGCAGCACCTGCAGTGCCCTTAACGTAATAGGTTGTTGTGTTGCTGTTTGCAGTAACTACAACAGTTCCAGTTTCAGTAGTGGTTGTGTAAACGTAAACGTCAGCGGTTGTTCCTGTGCCAGTTGCGATTGTTGCTGTAGACACTCCAGAGTCGACCTTTACGGTGGTAGAACCAGAAGTAACAGCTGTGACAATCTTTGCATTGGTAGCAGTCACAACAACATTGCTGCCAGCAGTTACGCCAGACAGAGAAATGCGAAGTGCGTCAGCAGAGCTTACGTCATTGTCCGATGGGACAGGGAGTGCAATTGCACTTGCAGATGAAGTTCCTGCAGAGGCTGGAGACGCTCCAGCAACCGTTAGTGTAGCGGATGATGCAATCGCAGGACCAGCAATGAGCATGGTTCCTACTAGAGCTACTGCAGAAGCAATAGCAATTAGTGGCTTCTTAAATGAAGTCATATTTTTGGATCTCCTTATTTTAGATTATTTCGAAACTATCCAGATATTCTTTGATGTCTTTCGGGATAGGCTTATATTCTATCACATTATTCCTTTGGTTGTCAACAGGGTCTTTAGGCCTATCCCTATAGGTATGGACCTCTACCTCAAGGTTTTGATCCTTTGGTGTATGTGATATTGCTCCAAAAATTGCTCCACAAACAGCATCTGCCAAGTCCTTAGAGCTTTTTCTTGGATGGTCTACTCGATTATTTTTCATAATCTTTAGCTCCGTAAGCTCTTCAAACAATAGCTCAATTGCTGGCATAGCTAGTCTTTCCTCATACATTAGCATAGCCATATCCTCATAATGCTTTTTTGCTACTGATACCGTTTCAGTTCTAATACCCACAGACTTTAACTCATTCTGGATATCAAACGACTGCCATCTGTCAAAGCTTACCATTCCAAGATCAAATCCCTGTCTGCGTAAATTCTGAATCCATTGCTTTACCTCAGAAAGATTTACTGGGCCTTCAACCCTTGGCTCCCAATAGACAACGGCAT